ACAAGCCGCATGACGCGGTTTATAAAACGTCTTATATATAGACCAATAAGACCGCTAATGCCTCATATATAAGACATTTAGCTGCGCTATCCATGTACCTACAATGCGCCTATCCAAGCACAATGTAAACATTATAATGTAAATAAATACAATAAAGCACAAAAAAGCGGCCGGAGCCGCATGATGCGGTGCTACATTTAACTAAAATAGTTTTAGTTTAGTGTTGACTCACTCAAATAGTTTTAGTATTATATATTCATGCGCTAGGGAATGAGCCCTACCAAAACTAGAAAGGACATACAAATGAACAGCGAAATATTCGATCAATTAATATCATCTACTAACCTAGACGAAATGAGAACTATCGTACTCGCAGCAGATTTTAAATTCTCCGAGCTAACACTAGAGCAATGTAAATCATTATCAATTCAGTTTCTGTCTGGTGGAAAATGCGCTAGAGAGCTTTTCCCAATCGAGGGCGTAATGATCGGCCTGATGGGAGATGATAATTACGACGAATGGGCTGACCAGAACGACGTCTCATAATTAATAGGAAATCAAAATGAAATACTGTGTAGCAACGAAAATTAGTACAACTGACGTTTACAATAACGAACTACTCGTAGAGAGTGTTCATAGCGATTTTGACAAAGCTTTGGAAAAATCTACTAACGGACAATCTGTTATAGAAATCAATGACCATGTCAAAAAAGGTGATTCGATTAACAGCGATGGAGAATTATGGCAGTCGTCAAATGAAGCGACGCCGTCCGAGCAATGCAAATGCGCCGGATTAAATAGCCTAGCCGAACTGGTAATAATCACCGGAACTAGCGAACAGACGCTAATAAACTGGCATAGAAACAAATCTCAACTATTTTCTGTCGTTGTCGCTGGCGCTGTTGTAATCAAAAACCGGAGTTAATCACAAATCTCGGCTAACGAGCGCCAATCATCTGCGGTGTAGTTAGTCGTATCTGTGTTACCTGCATCAACCATCACGCCGGAGCCGCTTGCTGTAAGGCTATGCCAGATAATATTTAATTGATTTCTTGCCATTTTTTGCCTTTTCTTGCACTGGCTTTATCAGCCTTTCTTCTTTCATCACAGACAACATCTTTTCAATGGCCTTGCGCTTAAACCTCCTGATCCTATTGTCAAGCGTTGACAGTGTTTCGCCGTGATCGATTCCTATGCGTTCAATAATGCTGGCTTTTAGTACGCTGCCGGGGTCGTTTTTTTCCTCGTCATTGACGTTTACGGTGTTCATTTTCTCCGACAGGTCTTTCTTAATCAATGCAAAGGCCCATCTAACATGCTCCGCTGTTCGGATCCCCGATGGCGCAGCAAGTATCAAAGACACCTTAGCTATCATTTCATAGCCTCGCCGGACAATCGCCTCAAGCCCAGTGGTTTCTTTCTGGACCTCAGCATAATTCCAGATCCAGTCAGATACCTTTTCCAGCATTGCCCTTGCTTCTTTGTCGGTGCTCACCTTTATCCGCTCGCTGTAATATTCAACCCTTGTTTGGTTCGCGTCAAAATTACCGCCGCTATATAAGCCCGCGATTGTTTGTTGCATGCCAAAGCTCATTGGCGGTTTCTTAAATTTCTTTTTAATGCGCGGGTTTGTGTCTAGCTGGTTAATAAACAAAGACCGGCCGATAAATCCATTGGTTGCCTGTTCTCTTGTAATCAACCCATTAAAGGTTTCGGGCGTGGTCAAGCCCATCAAAGATATAAAAGGTTTCTCTAAACCATTATCGATATGCCCAAGCGCTCGCTCAAGGTTCGGTATTCTCGCCGCAAGCTGGCCACTTGGATCGTCGTTTTCTCCTACTGCTTTTTGGCATTGCTTAAGCTCCATTGACAGCGCCTTGCGAACGTCGTCCTTGGTGTCGCCTGTTAGCAACATATAACCGTTAGCTTTTGAGTAAGCCGACATAAGGGCCGCAATAACGCCATCCAAATAAGATGCTCCGCCATGCTTTCTTGCGTTGTTTATGCGCTGGAGAAAATAACCAAACTCGTCAACGTCGTGGAATGCCGCTTGGTTCTTGATTAAGTTTCTAACAATCTCCTGTTCAGATTTGATAGGCCCATGACTGGCGCGGTGAATACCTGCAGCCCGATGGACCTCTGCAACCGACTGGCTTATTGCCTCTTTACCCGTGCCTGATCCGGCAACACAAAAAACAAACAGGTTTGCTGTCACATCGTCAATGTCGTCGGTATAACGCAGCCCGCAAACATTGCCCATAGAAAATAACCCGCCAGCAACCGCCAGATCCTCGCGCGGGTATCTGCACTGGGAATTAATCCATGCAACAACATCGCCAACAAACCCTGGAGGGCGCAACAAATCAACGCCATCGACTGAAAAGGGTAAGCCGGTTTCGTCTTGCGGCGCATCCTCTGGTACATCCCATTCAATGCCGGAAACAAATTCCACTGATTCTGTCCAGCCCCCTGCCTCGGCATGATGAATCAGGGTTCCAAGCGTTACCGGGTTGGCAGACTTGCCAAAGCTCTGCCATTTCATGTCCATAATGCGCTTGTTATATTTCGTGGACTCGGATGCCCATGTGTCCCAAAGATAAAACCCGCTTCCGCTGGTGGCGCTGTGAACGGCCATTCCAATTCTTATAAATATCTCATAATCAAGGTCGTCATTAACTATATGCTTTAGCATATCACCAATATCTGCGTCTGAAATGTCCACCTGTTCGCCGTTGTATTCTGCGCGGTGTATTTCTGGCTTTTCTAATAGGTCCAGTAATTCTTGTGGCGCGGACTCTATTTCATCTGGCCCGCCCAATACACACTCATATTTATTACCACTAGCGTGCATTGACCCTGGCCCAACAACATAGCCTGAGGATTTAAAATCAATGCCGGGGTAGTCCTCGTGGGTTTGTCGAAGCGCCATTGTCGGCGCTTTAAAATAAAGATGTTTAGACCCTTTTCCGGATCCTGTGTTGACTATCATTCCAGCGCCCGCAAGCGACGGTATTTTTTGCAATAGCTTTTCATAAGAAGGGACGCCGCCATTCTTGGAATCAACATCGACAACAAGCAGGCCATGCACTAAAACGCCATAGCCGGTAGTAAGCTGGCCTGTTAGCTCCATGACTTCTAGCTGGTCCTCCGACCAATCCGGCGTGTGCTGCCAGTTTGCAGCAACAGGATGTTTGAACAACGCCGCGCAATCCTCCCATCCACAATTGCAGCCTCTCTTTGTTGCGCCATAAAGACCGAAAATCTTATATCCTGATTCCAAAAAATCCCTGTAAAGCATCATCAAGCTATCCTTTTCTGAAATGTTCCGAGAGCGTATTCATTACATTAAGCGTTGGGTTTGCGTCCGGGTCGTCCCTGATTTTTCGCAGAGTGTTATAGTGCAAGCCGGTCTTTGTTGCCAGCGTCTTAAGCTTTACAGACGCAAGCTTTTCGCTGAGTTGTGTTAAGGCCATCGGTCTGATTTCTGGCATTTTTCTAATCCTCGTTTTTGGTTTGTAACATTAAAGTGTTGACAATAGTACATGCACTCTGTATCGTTGGCAACAGTTACAACAAATCAATCACAAATAAGGAGTGATAAATCATGGCATTAGAAGGCGTAACAAAACCAGCAAACCGCGCGCTAGTAGGTACAGTGTGCGGCGATTCAGGAATGGGAAAAACGGTTCTTGCTTGTAGTTTCCCTAACCCGATTGTAATAAGAGCCGAGGACGGACTACAGTCTATCCCCGAGGCAACTAGGCCGGACGCATTCCCTATGTTGTCCGGTGTTGATGCTGTCGAGGATCTAAAGGGTCAATTAATGCAATTGATTAGAGAGGATCACGATTATCAGACTGTTGTTATCGATTCAGTAACAGCGCTCGATAGAATGTTTGTCGAACATATTGTTGCAAATGACCCCAAGAAACCCAAGTCTATTAATCAGGCTCTTGGTGGTTACGGCGCGGGCTTAAGCGCTGTGGCGGCATTGCACAGCTCTGTTAGGAAGGCTTGCGGCGTTCTTAACACCAAGAAGGGCATGCACATTGTGTTTATTGCCCATGCGGACACTGAGACAATGGAGTTGCCGGACGCGGAGCCTTACACCCGCTACAGTTTGCGCTTAAACAAGAAGTCCGTTCCATACTATGTCGATGACGTTGACCTAGTTGGATTCTTGAAGCTGGAAACGCACGTAATCGGAAACGAAGGCGAGCGCAAAAAAGCAATCAGCGACGGCACTCGTGTGCTGGTTTCTTATAGCACTGCCGCCAACGTATCAAAAAACAGATACGGAATAACAGAGGATCTTGAAGTCGAGGAAGGTGTTAATCCTCTTATCGATCTTGTACCATCGCTGACCGCGCCGCCAACAAAGAAAGCGGCTAAGTAAAAACCACCAACCACTTAATAAAACAGGAAGCAAATTTATGTCACAAAAATGGTCTAAAGAGAAAATGCGGGCACTACTGAGGGCATTTAAGGACGGGGTAGTTATTGATGAGTGCGTATTAAATGAGATTGAGCAGCTGATAGCGCACAGAGAGTTAAATGCCCTTGGTTGGGCTTATGCGGATGCTTGCCATGCCATTGACAATGGGAAGGATTACAGGCATGAAGATGCCAGCGGAATTCTTGCCCGGTTTACGGAGGACATGAGCAAGCAAGATTAACCCAGCTACAAACCAAACCACCAACCAACAAAACAGGAAGCAAAATTATGTCACAAGAAAACTTTTGGGATACATCCGACGGCGAAAGCGCCGCAACAACAACCGGCGAGTTTGACGGCGGCGGCGGCGATATCGAGCCAATTCCAGCCAAAACTCAGGTACTTGCTGCGATTGATGAAGTAAGCTGGGATTCTAGCGAGTACGGCGACCCTGACGAATACATCAAGGCGCGCTGGACCGTTCTTGGCCCCGAGGAATACAAGGGCCGCAAGGTCTTTCAAAAGATCCGCGTTGAGTCTGAGGATTCTAAAAAAGCAGACAAAGCAAAGAGAATGCTTGCCGCCATTGACGCTAACGCGGGCGGCAAACTTGCCAAGGCCGGTGAGCGCCCGGACGACATCTCGTTGACCCAAAACCTTTGTAACAAGCCTATGGTGTTAATGTTGCAGCTATGGAAAATGGAGAACGACGACGGCCAAGAAATGACCGGAAATTGGGTTAGCTCTGTGTCTCCTCGTAGCAATAAAAAAGGCGCGACGGGCAGCGGCATGAATGCTGCTAAGAAGGCGGCGCCTAAACCTGCGCCAGTAGCGGATACGGATTTTGACGATGATATCCCCTTCTGATCTAACAACCCCTGCATAGTTTGCCCGGTTTCGGCCGGGCGTTTTTTAAAAGGAAAAACACAATGAGCGAAGTTCAAGCAAAGCAAAGAAGCAAAGAATGGTTCGAGGCCCGCAAGGGCAGAATCACAGGTTCTGTGGCGGGCGCAATACTTGGCCTTAATCCGTGGCAAACACCGGAAGACGCCATGAGAACAATGGTTAGAGATTGCCACGGCGCTGAAAAAGAATTTATTTCAAACGTAGCGACAGAATGGGGCACGCATAACGAAGCAACCGCCCAGTTTGATTATGAGTTGGAGACAGGAAACACCGTTACGGAATGCGGCTTTTTTGAATATGAGGACTGGCTTGGCGCGTCTCCGGATGGGTTGATTGGGGAAGATGGCCTGATTGAGATAAAATGTCCTTTTGGTATTCGTAACAAAGAAAATCCAGAATTTAAGGATTTAATAAAAGACCTTCCTTATTATTACGCCCAAGTACAAATTGAAATGCTTTGCGTCGGCAGGGATATTGTTGATTTTTATCAATGGACGCCTAGCGGCACAGACCTTCAAACTGTGCCCAGAGATGGATGGTGGCTCACCCAGAACCTACCAATCCTTAAAGCCTTTCACACCAGGTTCTTAAAAGAAAAAGACAACAATATCCATTTAGAGCCAAAGCGCCCGACCATCAACAAAAAAGAGGCCTTGCTATTGGTTTCTGAAATTGATGATCTAGGCGAAGCAATTGCGCTGGCAACAGAGCGCAAAGCGCAGGCAATGGCCGAGCTTGTGGCAATGACAGATGGGCGCAACAGTATTATTGGTGATAGATTATTGACCAATGTTGAGAGGGCCGGCGCCGTCAGCTATGCCAAAATGGTCAAGCGCTTGCGCCCAAACCTTACCAGCGCTTATATGGACAAGTTTCGTGGCAAGCCGTCTAGCTATTGGAGGTTAAGTTAATGTTTATATGTGACGAGTGCGGGCAGCTATTGTTTGAAGACGAGAGAGCGGGAGCTGATATGAGCCTTTGCGTTGATTGCAATGACGCCGGGCTTGAAGAAGAAAGTATTGACAAAAAGGAACGCGACAAGTGGCAGGGTTAAGAGACTATCAACAAGCCATGCACAGCGCGATCATGGGTCATATAAAACAAACCCTTGCGGCATGTGTTGCGGAGGCCGCAACCGGAGCTGGTAAGAGCCATAATATTGCAGCGCTGGCTAATGAGATACACAAAATGAGCAAAGGCAAGCGGGTTCTGTGTCTCCAGCCGAGCGCGGAGCTTGTCGAACAGAACTATGAAAAGTATCTGCTTACAGGGAACCCAGCAAGCTTGTTTAGCGCGTCTACTGGACCTGTATCAATGCGCCATCCAATTATATTTGGAACGCCTGGTACGGTTAAAAACAGGATCAGCCGTTTTGGTGGTGATATTGCTGCTATTATTGTTGACGAATGCCACGAAATTACACCAACAATTCAGCACATAATTGAAAAAGTAAGAGAGCTAAACCCACAAGTAAGAGTGATCGGGTTTAGTGCTACTCCTTATAGACTAAAAACGGGTTACATCTACGCCATTGACGAAAAAGGCAAGTCAATGCCTGAGTCAAGCTGCGCGGACCCTTATTTCACAAAGAAAGTTTACACCGTGGCCGCTCCTTTTTTAATTGATAAAGGCTGGTTGACGCCACCCGTTATTGGTGAGATAAATTCCGGCCATTACGATACGTTGGCTATGTCGCTAAATGGTAATGGCAAATTTAAAAGCGAGGACGTTGACCGCGCATACCACGGCCATGGCAGAAAAACAGCCGCTATCGTTGGCGACGTTATAAACCAAAGCAAGGACAAAAACGGCGTTATGTTTTTTGCCGCCACTGTTCAGCATGCGGAGGAAGTATACGCCAGCCTGCCGCCCGAGATATCAGCAATACTCACGGCAAAGACAGCAAAGGCAAAGCGAAAAGAGATAATCGCATCATTCAAGCGCCAAGAAATAAAATACATGGTCAATGTTGGCGTCTTAACTCGTGGATTTGACGCGGATCATGTTGATGTTATAGCCATACTTCGAGCGACTGAATCTGTCGCTTTGCTGCAACAAATCATTGGGCGCGGGCTAAGAATAAGAGAGGGCAAGACCGATTGTTTGATTCTTGACTATGCCGAAAACATCGAGCGCCACTGCCCAGATGGGGATGTGTTTAACCCAAAAATAAAGGCCGGTTTTATAAGCAGCGAAAAGGCAATACTAGAAACCAAGTGCCCCGAATGTAAAACCCTGAATGAGTTTTCAGCAAGACGCAACCCTGAGAAATTCCCGATAAATGAAAACGGGTATTTTATAGACATGGAAGGATTACCAATCGAAACTGATATGGGGCCAATGCCAGCCCACCACGGTCGCCGCTGCTTAGGCCTAGCGCTTGTTGCCGGAGAATATAGGCAATGTGACTATCGATGGACGTTTAAGGCGTGTCCGCACTGTGACGGCGACAACGACATTGCTGCGCGTTATTGCTCCCATTGTAAAGGCGAGATAATAGATCCTAACGAAAAGCTAAGGATTGAGTTCAAAGCATTAAAGCGCAACGCCGCCATGATTCAAACCGACGAAATCATCTCAATGTCTAGCTTTTCCAGCGTATCGGCAAAGGGGAACGAGACAATTAGGATCGATATTGTTACACCTTACCGCAAGTTTTCTGTTTGGTTAATGCCCGGTTATTCTTGCGGACCAAAAGCCAAAGACCTTGCAATGTATAACGAATCGACCAATTATGGCGACAGAGTCCCGCTAACCGTTACCTATAAGAAGGACGCGGAAACCGGATTTTATCGAATTTATGATTATGATAGGCCTAAAGATGAAGCTCCATAACGACATAAAAGTATTCGGCAGCGTGTCGTTTCGTGGACCGTGCCCAACCGAGGGCGCGGAACAAATGACCTTCTTTAATAAATTGCGGCGCGAGTATCCTGAGACCTACGGAAAAATAGCTATCCACCCAAGAAACGAGGGTAAGCGTGACATACGCCAAACCGACCGCCACAAAGCGGAAGGCATGACACCCGGTTCTAGTGATATTATAATACCCGGTTCTAGAACGTTCGTTTGTGAGCTTAAGCGCCAAGATCACACAAAAAGCGTTTGGCAACCGGGTCAAATAGAATACTTGTTAGCGGCCCAACAAGCTGGTGCATTTGCTTGTTTAGCGCTAGGATGGGAAGCTGCATGGGAGGCGTTTTTACAATGGTCCGTGCATCCGAACAAATAACAGCATATTTAAACGGGCAACAACCGCGCCCAAGCGACGCGGTGTTAAGCGCTTCCGCCTTTCCAATACACAAAAAATCAATAGCAATTTTAAGAATGGAAAAAAGCAAACGATTAACCGAAATAGAAAAAGCGCCTAGCTATATCCAGCCAAGGCTTAAAGATGAAATGATTAGGCTCACAGCAAACAAAAAAAGGAAATGAAATGTCAAATCCAATAATCCCTGACTATAAGATTTTAAAACTAGGAAGCCCAACGGAAGTCGAAAAGCGATCCGTTGAGGCGTGGATAAGTCAAGGCGGCGCTAGATCCGCGGCCGCTTTCCTCGGCGTTTCGCATTCCAATGTTGTCAGAGCCGTTGGTCGTGTTATGAAAAAAGCAAAGGCCGCCGGGTATGAGCCAAAACCAATAATTGAGCCGGACAAAGAGGTTTCTGCTAAAAACTCCAACAAGGTGGATAAAAAGCTATCGCACAGGGTGCCGACATACGTTGTCACATGGGCACAAAACGCCACCGCCGTGGATACCGAATTTCTTGCGTCAATAAAGCACTACTGCAGGCATAGAAACGCCATGCTAGTTGTTATACCGGGCAGATATCGAAACCCGACAAACGTAGGTGAAGGCGCAATTTCCAAGAGATCCAAAGAGTATTGGGCCGACGAAGTTTCCCCTTATTTAATGAACCATCGCAAGGTGTTGAATAGTAATATTTTGATAATGGGCGACATTAAGACCCAGCCAACGGCCACCCAGCCGCTTTCTGGCCTTGAATCCATTACTGGCGGGATGTCTGGAATATTCGGACATCCAAAGGTGCAGCTAAAAGCTGTGGCGACCCCGCAACACGAGCTTCCAAAACTCTTAATGACAACCGGCGCAATCACTAAATCGAATTATTCAGATACAAAAGCAGGGGCCAAAGGTGATTTTCATCATATTATTGGCGCAACGGTAGTTGAATTAGAGGGCGACACTTATCACACAAGACAAATTGCCGCCATGGAGGATGGCAGTTTTATCGATCTGGATTATGAGTACACGCCAACGGGTAAAAAGAAAGCCCCAAGGGCCGCAGGATTGACGCTTGGCGATATTCACACAGAGTTTATAGATC